TTAGCTTATTTCCTTTGGTGTGAATGCCAAAACCTCTTTTTTTCTCCATCTTACTGACTTACCAAGCTTATATGGTTGGGGAAATACTCCTCGTATCACCCAATTGCGAATCGTTGTTGTTGACACATTAAAAAGCTGTGCACATTCACGTGTCGTGACATATCTATCGCCATCATCAAATATCATTTCATTACCTTTCTTTTTTTGGATTACATAAATGGTTGGGGGCGCTAAAGAGAATACAATGAAAGAGCACCCCTATGGGTTTAAGCCGCTTGTGTCAAGATTCGTGTTTCTTGTTCTATTTCTGCTAAAAAAGTTTCGACAGCTTTATTGATGCACTCAATTTGTTCATCATCACGTGGGATGCGTAGCGCCTTTACACGCAAATGAGTTGCTTGATCGGTGAACAAAGGATTAAAACTGACAAAATCACACCATTTTCGCCCTGTACAAGCCATTTGAAACTGCATTTGTAAGATATATTCAGGTTTGATTTTACTATCTCGTAAAAAACGTACATGCGTTGTCTCTTGAGGGCATTTGACTTCTACAAGGCCATCATTTCCAATGAGACCATCAGGACTAGCGCCTGCCATTTCAATTGTTGGGTGAGGAATAAATCCACATCGGGAGACAGGGGTATCGTAAATGAAGCTGTATTCTTCAATTGCCCTGTCTTCATGTTCATTTCCCCATCGCATGGCTGGCGTTTCATAAGATGATACTGTTTTGCCTGTTAAGCGTTCTGTAATGAGTTTGATTTTGTAGTTTTCATATTTACTTGTTGGTGAACCTTTAGCTGTTTTATCGACAATGCTGTCAATGTTTGAAGCTGTGACTTTACCTAAACGAGCTTGAAACCACTCTGGTGTTCTTTGTTCCATATCACACCCCCGTTTGATCTTGTTGAGTTGGTGTATTTGGTTGCTTTGGTGAAGGTAAAGCTTGTTGCTCTTTATTTATTTGTAAGCATTGTCTTTTCTTTAAATGCTCTAAAACAATTTGCCCTTTCTCTTGAGACATTTCTGTGAGGTTTGAGACCTTTGCAAAAGAGAGGACTTTTGTTTCTTCTGTTTTTGTTTGTTTTATGAGCTCTTTGATTTGCGCAAGTGATTCATCAGACATCCTCTCGTTTTGGGGATTATCATTAACTTCATTAATACGCGTTTCATTGATGCGATCAGCTTCGTCTTCATCATAGATACCAGATAAACCGAATGCATAACGAGCACACTGTATAACGGCCTTATGACGCAACATACGAGTGGGACATTGATTCCAAGGTTCTGTATTTCGTTTACATTCTTTGAGATATTCATTGATTGTAAAGGGATATTTCTTGTCTTTCAAAGATATAGCGCATGTAACAGAAAACAGATTACCTTCGTTATCGTAGTTTTCTTTAATGTCCATACCATCGAGATTAGGGTGTGAATTTATAATCTTAAGCCACCCATCAACAGAGACAGTTGCGATAATGCCACCGCCTCTTTTAGGGAGGGCATATATTTCTTTGTTGAGAGGGTCTAATCCATATTTTTTAGCCAGATAAACAAAGACCAAAAACTCAGCATTAGAAATATTACCGCTGATACAGGTTTTGAAAATTGCTTCACGAAACTCTTGTTCTGATAAATCGTATTGTTGCGCCATTTTTGCTACGAGAGAAGTTGTCATCATTATTTTCCTTAAATTTGGTTGCACCTCACCTGTGGCGTGAAGACGCATATGTTGAAAAGGGTATGTTTTGATTGATTTTTAGATGTGTTGAGAAGAAAGTGTTGTTGCTGTCATTCTTTTAAAATTAGCAACTTTGACATCACCAAAGCCGTTAACCTCTTCTTGAGTGAGGATTTGTTTGCAGAGCAGAACACTCAGGCATTTTAATCCTTTGGATGTAATTTTCGCACTAGGAACGGTTTTTTCTCTTCCACTGATGGTTTTAATGGTTTTTGGTACATAACCCATGAGTCCTTCACTTATTTTACTATCATAAGGTTTCAGCCTTTTATCAGAAAGACGATGAATCCAACGATGATTAAGCAAACAGTTCGTTAAATTTTCAGAGCACATGCCTAACCTTTGTGCTGCATCATTTATATCAAGCAGATCATCAGAGCGTTCTAAAGGTTTAAGTGTTTCTTCCTTGATATGATCTTTACGTTCATTTTCATTTTTTAAGTATGTAAAAACACCTAATATGACTTGGGGGTTAGAGTAGTCAATTTGAGAGGGAGTTATTTGTTTTGCTTTTCGTTCGCATTCAATGAAATATTGACGAGCTTGTTTACCTTTCTCATTGCGTTCAATCATAGCAAGTTCTTTCGCCATGTCTAAAGTAAGGTAGTATTCCATGCTTGGACGACCGCTTTTAGGTTTTACTAAAATTTGAATAAAGCTCACAAAGTCTTTATTTTCTAGGAAACCATACTCTTTAATACGATGCGCTATCCAATCGTTAAAATTGGAATGAACTTTTAAGAATGTATACAACTCACGTGCATTGACTGTTTGTACAATTTCTTGATTAATTGTATGGTTCCAAATGGTGATAGACGCTTCCATTGCAGACCTCATAGTGGTTGGATTGGTTTTTTAGATGTGTTGGGAAGAAAGGGTTATTGCTGATAAGTGCTGTAAAATGGATTTTGATCTTCCCGTTCTTCCATCTTGTCTAAGACATCACTATATGCACAGCTGTGAGCTATAAAAGGATATGGGGCGTCCTCTACAAAATAATAATGCTCATAATCATCTAAGTATTTTTGAACATAAAGTTCAGCAACTTCTTCTGAAATATCATCATAGCGGTTTGACATAAGATCAATGCGCAAAATGCTTACAACGGTTTCTATCTGGTTCACCATGTTCATGATTTCAGTTTCATCCAGTGGTCCAGGTTTAGCGTCGTACTCATCATAAGTAGACACAATCAGCAAAATCTCATCAGCACCTACAAAAACCTGTTTATTCATTTTCATCCCCTCCATTCCACGTTGGTAAATGTTGATTTCTAAGTTATGGAGTAGATATATTTTCGTTTTACGGTAATGTCAATATATAAAATAACGTAAAACGGAAAATATTTTATGAAATATTTATTTGTTTAGGTTATATTATTGTAGATAGCAGGGGATCATATGAAAAATTATGAAACTATTAAAAAAAAAATTGAGTTGTTATTCAATGAAGAAAAGATAGCGGTTATCGCTTTTTTGATTCGAGTAAAGTATGAAGGAATGCCAGAGTTGCCCGCCGCTCCTCCTCGCTGCAAGAAGAATAGAGATCATAAAAATCTTGGTCTATTTCACTTAAAGCAGGATACGGAGGATACTCTTTGAAAAAACTGTGTAGCTTTACTAATTCTTCGGCACTGATTTCTCGGTAAGCTTTAGGATCGGAGTTATCAGTAGATAATAAACGCGTAATAGATGATGGGCCTAATCCTAAATGTTTTCCCAAAGCTTTACGGCTTCCGTGGCCCATCTCATTTAATTTTTCATTGATCCATATTTTTATTAACTTTTGAAAATCCATTTTACTTTTTTTCCTTAAAATTATTAAATAATCAATATTGCGTTTTACGAAAATTTAATATATATTTTTGTAAATTGGAAATTTGTAATAGAAATTTGTGAGTGGATAATGACTCCAGCAACTACAATTGTAAAATATTTAGGTGGAGCAAAAAGCGTATCTTTACTTGTTCATTGTCATATATCGGCTGTCTATAAGTGGACTTATCCTGTTGAGAAGCGTGAAGGAAAAGGCGGCATTATTCCCGCTAAATATCAAATTATGCTTTTGAATTACGCTAAACGCAACAACATAGATTTACGTCCTGATGATTTCTTTTATCCTGAACGTTTACAAAATTTAATGCAGCAAAAAGAAACATCCCCAACGTCTACATTTACCGAAAGTTCCGCGATTAATGAGCATCAACAGGATAATACTCCTTATCAACCTGAAGAAAGAATATGAAAGCAAAAGAGATGATAAAAGAAATTTATACACGATTTTACAAATTAGTAAATCGTAACAAAAGAATAGAGAATGCAAGTAAATTAATAGAAGAATATACAGATGCAACGTCATCTGAGGATAGAGCAGATGAGCTTATCATACAATCTTCTACGCAAGAAAATATTCGTTCACTACAAGAAAGTGCCCTTTCACTAAAGGAGAGGTTGCATAAATTAAAAGTGAATAGTTGTCTGGAACGCTATGAAGAAACTCTTGTAGAAGAAGATAAGTTGATTGAGGAAGAAAAAAGTGCCCTTGAAACTCTATCCACTTTAATTGAGCAAAAAAATAAAACGTTACAAATGAGAAAGAAAAAATTAGCTTTAAATGTGAAGTTGTTTGATATTCTCAGTCAAAGCAATGGTAAAAGCAACATAGCAAAATCAGTTAAACCGATAGAGATTTTTCCACCAATAAAAGTCATTCCTTTTGAACAAAAGGAAAATCTTCAGACAAACAAACGTCTTCAAGCTTAACATCGTACTACAGTTAAACGTGGCCCTCTTATTGTTTAGCGTTCAGAGTTTTTAGAAGGCTACTTTCAAAAACATTTTTTCAATCGAGCTACGCGCTAGACATTCTGTCATAGCGTGTATAGCCACGTATTACCTAAACTGAGGGGACAATTATGAAGATAAAATACGAGCTTACGGAAGAAAGTAGGCAAGTTCATATATTAAGATTTGGAATGGAGTACACCCACACTCTTTATCGAATTAGAGCATTAAGAAACTTTGGTAATGTTAAAGTTGGTGACCTTGGTGGTTTTATAGAGACAGAAGACAATCTTTCTCACTATGGCGATTGTTGGGTTGGGGATGATGCTTATGTTTATGACAATGCTTGGATGCATGGTGATGCTTTGGTTTCCGGCAATGCAGATGTTTTCGATAATGCACAAGTTCATGGTAATGCGCGGGGTTATGGTAATGCACAAGTTTATGGTGACGCACATATTTACGACAATGCGCTGGTTCATGGTAAAGCACACGTTTGCTGCTGTGGAGAGGTTTGTGGTGAAGCAGAAGTTGCTGGCAATGCTTGGGTTGTTGGCGAAAACAAGATCTGTTCTGGTAAGTATTTTGGTGATAACGCAGAAATTGACACGAGTACCTGCACTGAACGTGATGTAAAAGCAGTATGTAAGGATGATGCTCATAAGTCACGTGTTGATCTTATCCCCCCATCAGCGTTGATTGCCATTGGACATGTTCTTGCGGTTGGAGCAAGAAAGTATGGTGCCAATAATTGGCGTAATGGAATGGATTGGAGTCGGTTGCACGGTGCAGCTTTACGTCATTTGTTAGCGTGGTTTAATGGAGAGGATAAAGATCCTGAAAGCGGTTTATCTCATTTAGCGCACGCGGCTTGTTGTCTTCTTTTCTTGATGGATTACGACATCCAACAGATAGGATGTGATGATCGTCCACAGATTAAGACAGTAATGTCATGAGCTTTCATTCACAAACCATTCTTTGTCTTGATCTAGGTACGAAAACAGGTTGGGCAATTTCTTCTGAAGATGGCACGATAGCCAGTGGAACAGTAAATTTTTCTACACGTCGATTTGAAGGTGGTGGGATGCGGTATTTGAGATTTAAGCAGTGGCTTACAGAAACCAAGGCGATACTAGGGCACATTGACGCAGTGTATTTTGAAGAAGTGCGCTGTCACATTGGTACAGATGCTGCTCATGTGTATGGGGGCTTGTTAGCAATTTTAACCTCTTGGTGTGAACGCTATCAGATTCCTTATCAAGGTATCCCTATTGCTACGATTAAGAAAGCAATGACAGGCAGAGGCAATGCCCCAAAAACAGAAATGATTAAGGCTGTGCGTACAAAAGGACATGAGCCTGAAGATGATAATGAAGCAGATGCTTTGGCAATTTTATATTTAATAAAACAAGGAGGCGTGTGATGTCCACTAAATTACCTTGGGTGCGAAACTTCTATGAAGAATGGATCATGGATTTTTCTGGTACGAGTTCAGCAGAGAAAGCTACTTATATGACACTCACTGCTCTCATGTATCGAGCACAAGAACCAATTTGGGAAGAGATTACTACATTAGCGCGTCGTATTGGTTGCTCAGTAAATGCTTTTAACAAAACACTAGATCTTTTGTTACGTAAGGGAAAAATTATCCGTTTAGAAGATGGACGTTTATGGAGTCAGCAAGTCGAAGAAGAGCTTAAAGAAGCTGCTTTTATTCAAGAGCAGGAGGAAAATTATGTCAACTAAAATACAATGGACAAGACTTGATGCGGGCGAATGGATGAATGAAGTTTCTTGTTTATCTCCAACCGAAAAATGCATTTATGTAATGTTACGGTTTCAAATGCTTTACACTGGCGAACCTCTTTTAAATGACTTTAAAGCTTTGTCTCTTTATGTCGGTTATCCAGTCAAAACATTTATAAAAGCGTTAGATCTTTTATTACTTAAGAAAAAAATTATCAGTTTAGAAGATGGCCGCTTGTGGAATTTAGATGTCGAAGAAGAATTAAATGATAGCAAAGAAAACTTAAATAAGTTTTCGGAAAGAGCTTCCAAAGCAGCACATGCGAGATGGGATAAACAAAAAAAGTTAAATGATTCATTAGCAATCAGTGATGATGAAAACGTTAGTGACGATGTTAAGCATAATGCTAAGCATAATGCTTACGCTATGCTTGTTGATGCTATTAACAATAACAATAACATATATAAAAAAACTAACACTATCGTGTTATCAAAAAAAGAAAATGTTTCAGAAGATTTAGCAACTGAAGTTTCGGTTCAAGGTGAAACAACCGATGAGATGGTTGAGAAGCATTTGGATCACGATACACTCTCATCAGAAAACCAATCACCCGTTTCAGAGCAAAAAAGCCCTGAAAAGAAAACCAAGCGGTCTAGGAGTGGACGAGAGAGTAGCATTCCTGAGGATTTCAAACCTAACTTGAAATACGCAACCGACAAGGGCTTAACGGAGGATGAGGCGTTGTTTGAGTTTGAGAGGTTTAAAAACTACTGGCTAGCAAGACCCAAAAAATGTGCAGAGATCAAGGATTGGCAGCTGACATGGTACAACTGGGTTACTTCCAACTATGGACTTTTAGTTCAGAAAAAAGCGAAACTGGAAAAGGAAAAACAAAATGGTAGGTATGGAAATTATTCTCAGCGACAAAGAAGTTTCACCGAATGTCTTGCAGAAAGTTTCGAAAGCTCCAGACATGATTTTTCATCTGGAGATGATTATGAAGAGGATCAGCCGAGGGTATCCATCGATCTTCAAGAGTGGGAGCGAATTGACCAAACAGGAGGAAGAAAGAGTCTTGGATGCTTGCAACCGTCTGCAGAGACTGTTCAGTGTGAAAGCTTCGGATGAACAGATTAAGAAAGCAGCTTTCTTTCTCTCAAGTTTGAGAGTTCCTGCCAACACAGATCCCAATGCAGTTGCTTCGTCTTACAAGCTGACACTCAAGCATGTTTCAGCATATGCTCTTGCAAAAGCTGTTGAAAATATTCTCACTGGTCAAGTTGAAGGGATGTCAAAGGTATTCATGCCCACATGTGCAGAACTTGTTTCCTATTGTCAGAAGCTAGAAAGTAAGGTGCTTGCAAGAGCTTGGTATGTGCATAGAGCGATTGAAAATACACAAGCAAAGGCACTGAAAGAACAGGAGAAGCGAGAGAATGTCATTCCATTCACAAAAACAGGTTGATGATTTTAAGAACAGCAAAGTAGAGAAAAGTGCTGATCATTTTTGGATTAGATATGCGTTTAAATCGACAGAAAGTCACCTTAGAGAAAGATTTGGAAGTTTTTTGATAATTCCACATCTGAAACATAAAACGCTCTGTACGGGCTAATTTTAGTAAAACAGAGCAAACGCAAAAATCAGGGCAATTGGATATGTTTAAAAAAATTAAAACTGTAGCGATATACAGCATAGGATTTGCAGTGTTGCAGTTTTTGCAAATAGAAAAAAACACCGAATTTATTCAAGCTGTTTTAATGTTTTCATCTCTTGCTATTTTGGTAACCATGGTTTTTATGGCATCCTTTTTTAAATCTCGAGCATCTTCAAAATTGCATCACAGTCCTGAACATCAACATAAAACAACAACAGATCTGAATATTGTAACAGCTTATTTGCGCAAATATTTGTATAATTTTTTGCATATAGTCTTTATAGCACTTCTTTTGTTACTTTTCCCAAGTAATCTCAAACAAGAGGTTGTTTTACCTTTTTTCTCTTGGGATTCTAAATGGGAGTTTCAGTTTTGTTGGGATGTTTTGTTATGGTACTTTTTTTTAATTTTTGTGTCTGATATTGCCTTTCAAATGCGTGGTTTCATAAACAGTCTTGTACATTTGTTTAACTTAAATGCTGTCTACTCTCCTTTGGAGTAAATGCTTTGAGGAATTATACTCTGAAGGAGGTCTCCCCAAATTTGGGGGCACTTATTTAGACAAATATGTACTGACCCCAAATTTGGGGTGAGTAATTTTGTAAATTCATACAAAGATTCAACGGGTCGTATACTTCCCTGCTTTAATCTCCCCAAACATGAATGCCTTATTCTAATTTCAGGTTATAGTACAGTGTTGCGCGCTAAGATTATTGATCGTTGGATGGAACTTGAAGGTCAATTACAACCCAACTATGAATTGTTATCGCGTGATTTATTAAAATCGCCCTCAGGTATTGGTGAAATTTTTGGAATGATTATCAAGCGTTTGTCAGATGCAAATGAACTCGAGGGAGAGCTTGAACATTACAAATCAGTTACAACACAAGCCAAGCGTGTTTTAGAAAGTCATGTTGCAAAGGCAGCTTAATTTAAAGATATAACCATACCTTTCCTCTATAAAATGGGGAGAGGTTAAGTTTTGCATTTGTATCAAGAACGACTTGAACTCTTGTTAATAGGCTTCCATCCACACAGATGTTTACTGTGTTGATTATGCTTTAAAATATCTCGTGCTAAGTTTGAACTGATCGTGTTGTAATTTTCTGATCAAAGAAAAGCTGTTACCGAAACATTAGCGTGATCACCAACTAAAGGGGAATTAGGCAAGTTGCTGTGATAGCTACATTGAACCAGATTGGTTACTGATTTATCGAATTGAAAGAGACAAGTTACATCTTATACATACAGGAATACACTTTGATCTTTGTAAAAAGCAACGTAGGACAAACTCGGAAAGCTCTAACTCTTCATTAGCCACCTTTTCAAAAAAACGTAAAATGTTGTTTAATACTTTTAAAATTAAACCTGTAATTGAGAAATAAATGCCTCATTCCTTGATCTAGCATCCACCAATAAATCATGCCACTCTATTATTTCCACCAATCCTCGATAATCACCCTGTAGATCTTGAATTCTTCCCCGCCCATTAGCTGTTTTTTTCCACGCAGCTGTTTGAGTTTTAAGCTCACCTACTATATCAGCAATAATATAACAATAAAAAACACATTGATCTGAAATTCTTATACTCTTGTTATCAGATATTTTTATACGTTTTCCTTTAAGTCGTTCGAGGTATGTACTTATCTGAGTTATGGGGGAATAGCCCTGTTGATATTGTTTCTGACTTGGCCTTTTAAATTCCACCAACATCAACCTATTGAGATCTGCATCGGAATGTCCTTCAAGCCCTAGAGTATGTAGTTGATCATAACATAAAAAATCAGGACGATTTGTTTCTTCGCTGTCATTTATGAAGCTCTTGAGAGAACGATCTGAAGTGAAATATCTCGTAAATGTTAATCGTTCATCAATAATCCATAAATCATGATTCAAACTTTTTGAAGAATCCGGATCATTTCCCAGAACACCCATCGGACAAATAAGTTCATGCAACGTTTTCTCTAGATGTGGTACGTCTTGACCATTAACATTCTTTTTAACTTCTGTTATTAATCTTTCTAAAATGTTAAGTATAACTTTACGACGTATAACATACTCCGCTAATTGTCTTTTTTCTCCATCTTTAACTTCTTTTGCAAGTTTAGAAACTTCTTCGGAAAAATTTTCCGTGTTGGCATTACCTTCAGTAATTTTATTGTATATTTCTTTAATTCTAATATCTTGCTCGTTTTCTTTTCTGAGCTTATAAACAGACAGTGCCTTAACAAAATCCTCTGGTTTCTTTGCAAATTTAGGAAGTTTTCGTAATAAATTTTCATAACTATCAAAGCGATAACCAGGATGCGCTCTACAAAACTCTTTCAATCTATTTAAACGTACTTTTTCATATTCTTCATTTTCTGAAGCGAGAGCATTTTCTCTAATACTTTCAACAACAGTACGTAAAATATCTTCTAAGGTTTTATTATTAAAAGAAAAATGAGTCCTTTCTTGATTAACTCTATCATCTAAATACTGACCACTTATGCAACCATGATACACTAGCTCTTCTTTTCCAAATGTTTCAAAACCAAGCAAATTATCTATGCATTCAGTAATAACAGTGCGACCATTTGCAAAAAAATGAAGCTGATTAGTTCCTCTGAAATTACGGCTAGCACCTTCCTTGCAAATAAAATTACGAATTTTAAATAAACCAAACTCTTCGGTTTCAAATGTAGTCTCTCCCCTATTTTCTACTAAATATTGTTTAGTTTCCTCCGCTAAATCAACAGGTATCAGATCAAAATGAAGATTTATTTTAGGAAGATGCCCTAAAATTAAATCTGCAAAAAAATGCGCCCCAAGATGATCAATAATTTTTTCATTTGTGCGTGGAAAATATTGTTGGTATGCACCATCTTTTAAGCCTGTAAAAGTAATTTTTGTTCCCGTTATCTCTTGATTAATCAGAGGTATTTTTGAATGATCAAGAATCTGATTGTTCTCTTCTAAACAAAACTTAAAACTTCTCTGGTAAAGCTGATTTTCTTCTAGGAATACACTATTAACTGATATTTTCTTAAAGGTATCCAACCACAGTAAACGCCCGACCCCTTTTCCTCCTTTTTGTAATTTAAAATCAGTATCTATAGTGCAAAAAGCTTGAAAGTGTTCATTATTCAACCCTACACCATTGTCTTCAATTATAATTACAAGTGATTCATGATTATCTATATCTTTGATTATTATATCTATGTTACCGTCTTTTTTGTAGCTACCTTGCGTAGAATCTTCAAGTGCGTGAATAGCATTACTTACAGCTTCAAAAACAGGCTGCAAAGCTGCTCTTGCATTAGAAGGTTTAGGAAAACGACGAACTCTACCAGCAAGATTTTCTCTCATAGAAAACTGTTCAGTTTTATTCTTTTCTTGTTTTTTAACTGTGACATTTTTCATAATTACTCTTCCCCTCTTTTAAGCCAATAACATTGTTGGATATGTCAACTGAACTCATGTAGCATTAACAATTTATATTATTATACAGTAAATTTTCAATTTTTTGAAAATCATTGTTTCAAATGTAAGAGGATATTGTTTAGTGCATCCATAAGAAGTGCAAAATTAACAATAAACACAAAACCGATCGGCAGAAGCTATTTTATACAATGAGACATCATCTTCACACCTTAATAGAAAGTAATCATCTCGTGAGGCAGTTATTGTTTTGTTTCTGTAAGCTCTGTGTGTTTTTCAGTTTTTCTTCTAGGCATGTTTCCACTCACACGAACGTTTTTCGTATTCATTATGCTTTAAAATATTTTTTGTTAAATTTGAACTGATCTCATTGTAATGAGGCATCTTCATTAAATATGTTTTATTTGATAATTCCAGTGATGTAATTTAGAGAGCGCGTGTGCAATTTGTCCTCTATGACACATGCATACATGTGCTTCAAAACAAGTAATTGCAATGCGTTTTTTTATCTAAAAACAGCTGATTGCGCTAGTTTATAATTTGCTTGGCATCAAGCAATAAAATTATAGCACAAAACATCATTTATGCACTAATAAAATAAACAATAAACTGTTTATTTTCAATAATTTATATCATTTTTTCTTTGGAAAATGCACTATGTTATGATAGTGTAAAAATAGCTTTTCATATCCTCATTTCGTTTCAATTATTTTCCTTAGAAAAGATATAAAAACATGATCAATAAAGTAATTTTACTCGGCTATCTGGGTGCCAATCCAGAAAGCAGAATAATGCCATCTGGAGTAGAAGTGGCGAATTTTCGTATAAGCACATCTCAAAAGTATTTAGACAAAGCAACGGGGCAAAAAGTAGAAAAAACAGAATGGCATTCTGTTGTTGTTTTTAATCCAAATCTTGCAAAGATTGCACTGCAATATCTCAACAAAGGTTCCAAGGTTTATGTTGAAGGTCAATTACAAACGCGTAAATGGCAAGATAAAAGCGGGCAAACACACTACACAACAGAAATTGTCTTGTCTCAATATAAGGGTGAATTGAAAATCCTTAATAAGGTTCAAAAGGATGATGTTGATATGGCTACTCAAGAGCAAGCAATGGCGTGGGAGAACAGTAGACAGGAGCAGTATTTAGAAACGACTTTGAATGACAAAATCCCGTTTTAATCAGGAGACTTATCATGAAGAAACGAAAGAAACGGGGAAGACCTAGAATAGTCGGTCAAATAAGAGAACCCAATGGACGTATATCGCGTGCAAAAACACCTCGTGAGCCTGTTGATCAATTAACTCTTGAAATGCGTGCCAAGCGTTATGGGGTGAGCATTCAAGAGGCGAAAAACCCGCTTATGGGCACTTATGTAGGACGGTTATATTTATTGGAAAAAAAGATTAATCAAGATCAGTACGATGCATCGCAGCAGTATATTCAGGTGCTAAACAATTATCGGTGTGCGAAAGGGTTGCCGGGGGCAGTCCATGACGATGTAGATCCTAGTCACGATCAAAACAGTCTTGAGAAGTGGGTTGAGATAACAACTGATCGCTATAAAGCTGTGCTAGAGGTTATTAGAGAAACACAGAGGTTATATCATCAGTATAATCTTTATGCTGCGTTGCAGTATATCGTTATTGAAGACCAACAACTGCCACATCTTATCAATTCTCTATGTATTGCTCTGAATGCTCTTCAGAAGTTTTTTTGCAAAAGAGAGAAACTTTGTAAGTTTTAAGCAGCATCTTGAATGTCAATAGTAACTGATTTTCCGAGAGTAAGGAGAGCGGATTCTAAAGCATCTAGTTTCGTTGCGTGATTTAGATCTAACAATCGATCAATTTGTATAGGGTGAAGTTGCAAAAGACGCGCAAGATCGGCTTTACGCAAATCCTTTTCAACCATGGCATTATGGATTGCAATTTTTAAAGTGATCAATGAAGATACTTTAATAAAAGGGTAAGCAATATCATGAGTTCCAAAAGGGATGATTTCACGGTCTTGAAAACGCCCTTCAATAACCGTTAGAAGTGCATTTTTAGCATGTTCTAAAGCTTCCTTTTCATTGTCTCCATAAGTGATAAATTCTTGAAAGTCTTTAGCAATAACAATAAGGGTATCATTGTCATCTTTAATAAATTTGATGGCATATTTCATTTTTACGTTCCTTCATTGAGGTTATGATTTATTTCAAATTAAGATCTTTGAGGATCTTTTGAACCAATCCTGTCCCTAATTCCTTTCGCGCACCATGCATAGGCAAAACAGATTTTTTGGAACCGCGTTTTACAATTAAATGACCGCCTTTCCCTGGGATGAAACTACAGCCTTGTTTTGTGAGATATTTTTTTAATTCTTGACTATTCATAATAATAGAATAACATCTAAAATGTTTCAATACAACATAAATGTTGTATTTATATATTAAAAAGTTATATTTATTTGAGGTAACTTTTCTTCTTTATTTTCTTTTGCGAACATTTACACTTAACAAAAACCATATTTAAGTTGAGTGAAATAAAAAATACCAAATTGTGATTTTTTTAGTTGACATGGGGATAAAAATCGTATTTAATGATATTGCTGTACTAGTTTTAGTGCGCCCAAAATTGAGTATTCATGTAAGTTCTTCTTGTTGTTGATGTCTTTGAAAGCCCTGTGAAAGCGGGGGTTTTTGTTAAATTAATCCAGTTTAGTCATTTTTATTTATTGACATTTATTGACCTCCTCTCTTCCTCCCGAGAGTGAGGTTTTTTTATGTCTCAATTTCTCAAAAGGAATAATCATGCAAAAAGTACAAGCAGTCATCACAAGACCTATGTGCGTCCTTGGTGACAACAAAGCTACCGTCCGTTTTGAACCTTCCACAAAAAGTAATCCATTCGTTGAGATTTCCTCGCAAGTCTATGATCGTCTTAAACGCGCTGGTGCTGCTAAGCTTTATCAAGAATGGCTATCACAAACTGTTGAGGAAAAACCAAAGCCTAATGAGCAAGAGGTCTCTACAGACGTAGATACGCAAGAAGTTACACAGGTTGTTGAAGAAACTGAACAAACTTCTATAGAAACCGACGAACAGTCTAAAAAAACGAAAGCTTCTAAATCATCAACGCGTGGAACAAAAAAGGTTTAGATTTTGGCGTTAAAGATCCATGCCAAGTGGTATCTGCAACAAGCAGAAAATACTTTTACAAGTCTTCAAGCCCCACGTCTTCATTGGGCACTGCGTAATGCTATTAATACCACAGCAAAACAGGTTGAGCGTTTTGCTGAAAAGAAAGTCGCACAAGTTTCTTCAATTCCACCAAAGCGCGTTAAAAAAGGTGTCTACATTAACGGCAAAGCCACAGCAAAATTTCTTGAAGCCGATATCATTGGTTCAGCTTCTCCCCTCCCTCTTAAGATCTTTAAGGCAAGGGAAACAAAACGTGGCGTCATTTACAAAATCTTTGGCAAAAGAGAAGTCATGCCTCATGGTTTCATTCGAGGGGGAAAGTTTCCAGAGCGTGTTAATCTAAAAATGGGAGGGCATGTTTTTACAAGAACCTCTGGAGATAAATTCCCGATCGCAAAACAAGAAGGCACCTCGATTGCCTATGTCATGTCTAAACCAAAGGTCTCAAGTTCTATTGAACACCATGCTCGTGAGAGGCTAACTAAAAATATACAGAGCCAAATTGCTCGGCAAGAATATATGGTCAATCAAAAGGCCCAACACCCTTAAACCATACCAATTTATAGACAAGAATATGATGATTTTAATGTTTCAAATCAAATTATTGAGAGAAAAGTTTTTAAAAGGTACTTTCCAGTGGGATGGGGGTGTTGCGGGGCAATCAAGCGCGACATATCGCTAGCGACAGATTTTTAAAATGACTGTACATTGTACACATAAATTATTGATAAATAACAACTATCATACGCCACCTTCCTTCTATGGTGAAGCTTTTAAGCCATTTGTTTAAATTTATCTATTTTAGCAAATTCGTCAGCTTTTTCAGTTTGTAGTACATTAACGTCGTAAGCAGCTTGCATGTTAAGCCAGAACTCAGCTGTGGTATCAAAAAAATAGGCCAATCTTAGCGCTGTATCAGGAGTTATAGGGCTATTTTCAGCAACAATACGCTCTATCCGGGTACGTGGAACATTCAATGCTTTAGCAAGAGCATAAGCAGAAAGGGCGTATTCTTTTAAATATTCTTCCCGTAGAATTTCTCCAGGATGGATCGCTATGTAACTTTTCATTTCAAACTCCTCTACGGATCAATGATAATCTACAATTTCAACTTTATAAGCACCATTAGAACGCCATTCAAAACAAATACGAAATTGGTCGTTGATACGAATAGAATATTGACCATAGCGATTACCTTTCAATGCTTCTAAACGATTTCCTGGAGGACTACGTAGATCTTTAAGATTAACTGCTTTATCAAGCATAAATAATTTTCTTTGAGCTATGCGCATTAAGGTCACCGGAAAACCTTTTGGTAGTTTACCTTCTAGAAGGTCCTTACATCGCTTATCCGCAAAAGTTTCAATCACCAAATTATTTTCATTCGTTAGTCTATGTATCATAAAATGATACCAATTTAAAAGAAAAAATCAATAACAAAAAACATTCAAACACGGAAACACATGACTAAACAGACCAGAGAAGGGCTATCGGCTCGAGCGTTTGCGAAAAAGATAGGTGTTTATCCTAATGCGGTTATTGCTCATTTTAAGACGGGAAAGTTTAATGAAGCGCTTTATGATGATGGTTCCATCAATGAAAAATTAGCCACAGCTTTATGGAATGAGAATCCCACCAAACAAGCCTATGTTATAGGCGAAGATGGAAAGCCTCGCACAAAGACAAAGCAAGCTTCTATAGAAGGAGCTAATGAACACAAGATAAAACTCCAAAGAATGCAAATCGCACTTGAAAGTGAGACAATTGATCTTGAGCAGAAAAAAGAAACAACCCTTGACCGTGAAGAAGTAAAGAGGGCAGCACGTAATTTTGGAAGAGCTTATCGTGATATCATGCTGCATTTTCCTCATCGTTACGGTGCACGTATTGCAGCTCAGGTTGAGTGTGATGGCGCAAGCCTGATTGGTGCTATTGATCATTATATCCGAGAAGCTTTACAGGAAATAAATAAAATTCCCGTTCCTTTCCATGATCAGGATACTCAAGGTCATAAGGAGGAGAAGAGTGACTGATACAGGAGAAGTTTTTTTTTTATTTTCATGCCTGTCAAGCGTGTCAACCAGATCCTCCCTACACAGTTTCACAATGGGCAGATAAAAATCGTTATTTAAGCACAGTATCCAGTGCTGAACCTGGATTATGGAGAACTAAACGTACCCCTTATTTACGGGAAATCATGGATAATCTTTCCTCTTACGTCCCAATTGAAAAAACAGTTGTAATGAAAGGTGCACAGATTGGTATGTCAGAGGCTGGCTTGAATTTTTGTGGTTATGCCATTCATCATAGTCCTGGCCCTGCTCTTTATGTGATGCCCACAGTTGAAATGGCAAAGAAAGTGTCTAAAACGCGTCTTGATCCCATGATTAAGGCCAGTCCTGCATTAAACGAACGTATCGCCCCTGCCCGCGCTAGAGACAGTGGAAATACAATGTTTTCGAAAGAATTTGATGGTGGGGTGTTGATGCTTACAGGAGCCAATAGTGCTGCTGGCTTGCGATCGATGCCTATTCGTTATTTGGTCCTTGATGAAGTTGATGGCTATCCATTGAATGTTGATGGAGAAGGAGATCCTGTCAATCTTGCTGAAGCACGTAGTGCAACTTTTATTCAACGAAAGATTTTTAAATTATCAACACCAACTCATCGTGACACAAGTCGTATCGCTAAAGATTTTGTCTTAGGAGGTCAAAGATATTACAATGTGCCTTGTGATGAGTGTGGCACACTTCAACCCATTGTCTGGTCGCAAATTAAATGGCCCAAAGGAGCTCCTGAACAGGCTGTATTTGTTTGTGCCCATTGTGGTCATGAGCATGCTGAGCACCGTAAAGAAGATTTGTTGTCTGAAGAAAAAGGTGCTTGTTGGATACCAACAAAAGAGCCAATTAGACCTCGTTTGCGCTCTTACCATATTTCAGCACTCTATTCACCTTGGATGACATGGGGAGAGTGTGCCCTTAAATTCTTAGAAGCTAAAAATGATCCTGCGCTTTTACAGACTTTTGTTAACATCGTTCTAGGTGAGCCATGGGAAGATAAATCAGGAGAAGTCATTGATCCAGACAGCCTTTATGCACAACGTGAAGACTATCCCCTTGCCCCTGCTCAAGCAGTTCTCCTCACAGCAGGTATTGACGTACAAAATGATCGTTTAGAGCTTGAAGTTGTAGGCTGGGGACGTGGTGAAGAAAGTTGGAACATTGATTATCAAGTTCTGCCTGGAGATCCCTCTTCTTTAGACATTTGGGATCAGCTTGATGAGTATCTTCAAAAACGATGGCCCCATCCTGGTTTCAAAGATGGAATAAAAATAGCAGCAGCTTGTATTGATACAGGAGGCAGTCATACACAAGACGTTTATAACTATGTGCGTCCTCGTGAAGGAAAGCGTATCTGGGGCATTAAAGGACAAGCAGGATCGCGCCCTGTATGGCCACGTCGCCCTAGTAAAAACAACAAAGGACAAATTAATTTATATATCGTTGGTGTTGATTCAGCAAAAGATACCATCACAAGGCGCTTTAAGAAATCAGGCCCTGACGCCTCAGGAGCTGGTGCAATGCACTTTCATAAAAGCCTTGATCGAGAATATTTTGAGCAGCTCACTGCTGAAAAAAAGGTCGTCAAATATTTCAAAGGCCATCAGCGGATAGAATGGCATAAAAGTGAAACAGCAAGAAACGAGGCTCTCGATTGTAGGGTTTATGCTTACGCTGCCTTACAGGGTCTGATTTTAGCAGGCCTCAATCTCAATAAAGAAGTCGACATCTTAGAAGAGCGTTTGAAAAACATTGAAACCTCTTCAACAGCCCCACAGTACCCAAAAAGACTGAGACCAGAACCTGAAAAGAAACAAACCGCAATAAAAATCAACCCTTATGTGCAAGGAGGTTGGAGATAATCTATGTATGAAAAATCAAAGCAAGTGAACAGCAAATACGAAAGACTTGCAGAGCTTAAAAAACAACGCAAACAATTAGAAAATGCACTTTATTCAGGGGCACAATCTGTGCGTCACGGTGATAAGCAAGTCAATCATCGTTCTACTGAAGACATACGCAAAGCCCTTACAATGCTGAGAGAGGAAATAGCCCTTCTTGAAGGATATAAGCCTTCATATGTTTACTATCTTACCGCATCACGGGGATATTAATGGCAAGTACTGTTATGCATCAAGTCAATCATAATCCCCATTTTGAAGCAGCAAGTCGTAGCCGTCGATTGAGTGGGTTTGATCCTGCCAAAAAACACATCAATAAAGCCATTGAAGAATGTGGTGATACAATTGTCGCTCGTTCAAGATGGCTCTATGACAATGAATCCCTTTATGGATCTGCAACAGATGAATGGGTTTCAGCAGCAGTCAGTGATGGAATTAAGCCCTACCCTAAGATTGAAGGCTTTCAGGAAGAAAAGAAAAAGCTTCTTGATCTTTGGTGGCAATGGGTCGATGAGGCTGATTATGATGAAGATGCTAGCTTTTATGGTCTTCAAGAAATGATTGCTCGTGAGGTTTTTTTAACTGGTGAGTGTTTTGTAAGATTGCACTATATCGACTTTTATGAACGCTCGCGTATACCGCTTCAATTGCAAATTTACCCCTCAGAAATGCTGGACTTAACCTATAACAGACCAGCAGCAATTAAAGGCAACACCATTCGTATGGGAATTGAATTCAATGCAAGGGGCAAGCGTGTCGCTTATCATTTTTGGAAGCGTCACCCTTACGATGATCATCATGTAACTCCGGTATTTACAGATCAAGAGCGGGTTAGAGTGCCTGCTGAAATGGTTATTCATATCAAAGAACCCCGCATTGCAAAACAATTGCGAGGATGCCCCAAAGCCACACGTTGTATGACAAAGATCTTCCAGCTTGAATGCTATGACGATGCAGAAATTGATAGAAAAAGAACTGCCGCTCTTTTTGCTGTCTTTATCACAGGATCAAATCCTGGTGATATAGCAGCACCAGGCAATCATGATGAAAACAAATCCGCAACATCTCCACAGGCACCACCAGATCTTCCTATAACTGAACCTGGTGCAACACTTTATATGGGAGAGAATAGAGACATTAAATTCTCCAGTCCTGTGGAAGTTGGAGGTTCTTATGAAGCCTTTCAATATCGCAATACTTTAAAAATTGCATCAGCTTTAGGTATTCCTTATTCTGTTCTTACAGGTGATGTGACGCGGGGTAATTTTTCTAATGTGCGCACATCCATTATCCAATTTAGACGCCAAGTCAAAAAATGGCGTGAACACATCATTGCCTTTCAATTTAACCGCATTGTCTGGGAACGCTTTGTTCAACTGGCCGTGCTTGCTGGGTGTGTTGAATTACCAGGATGGGAAGAAAACCCCTTACCATGGACCCAATGTGAAAGCTTTGCAGCCCCTCTTGAGATGATTGACCCCAATAGAGACATCGCAGCTGAAAAAGAAGAAATCCGGGCAGGTCTAAAAACACGACGCATGGCACTGGCTGAGCGTGGTTTTGATATTGATACCATTAATGCAGAGTTGGCAGAAGAGCAAAAATGCGCGCAGGCACTTGGATTATCATTCGACACAGATGGTGACAACCTTTCTGCTGACTTGAGTAACACGGACGAAGGGGTTGAAAATGATCACAACAATGAGGCGCATAAAGATGATGAATAATGTTGATATGCCCTTTTTGGTTTCACGACTTTTTAATGTACCGCATATGCTTGCCCCTGCAAAATTTGATGTCATTCTTAATTTCATGACACCACGCCTTTTTGAGGGGAATAAATTTCCCCCTGGAGCATTTTCCCAAGAGGATCCTCTCTGTCAAATTCTCCCAGAGACTTATGTGGTGAAAAACCATGTCGCTATTCTCCCGGTTCATGGCACACTTGTACGCCGTGGCGCGTGGCTTAGTGCTGCGTCAGGATTAACATCTTACGATGGTCTACGAGACGCTTTCCAAGAAGCCATTGAGCAACCTGATGTTGGTGCAATTTTATTAGATATCGATAGTGGTGGTGGCGAAGCAGGTGGTGTTTTTGATTTGGTTGACGCGTTTCGTGCACTTTCACAACAATACAATAAACCCATCTGGGCCCATGCCAATGAAATGGCGTGCTCAGCAGCTTATGCCATTGCTTGTGCGGCTTCTCAAATCTGGGTTGCACGCACAGGAATTGTTGGGTCAATTGGGGTTGTGTGTGCTCACCTTGATCAGTCGCGTGCTGATGAAATGGACGGATATAAATGGACATTTGTCTTTGAAGGGGATCACAAAGTTCACGGGAATCCTCATGAGCCATTGGCTGATAAAGCCCTTGAAAAGATGCAAGCAGATTGTGCGCTTCTCTATGACATGTTTGTCGATTTAGTTGCACAAAACAGACCTACGAGTGTTCAAGCTATCAAAGACACGAAAGCAGAAACATTTATAGGCGCCCAGGCTGTAGAGCTTGGGTTAGCAGATGCGCAAGGCACATTTGCACAAGCTTTGGAAGCCCTAACCGCTTCCATTCAATAATCCCTGAATATGAAATCAAACAAAGGAATTAAATATATGGTGAAATATATGTTACGGACAAAATATCGCGCCAAAGACGATGGTGAGCTTTCCGCGCAATTATCTGCAGGAGAAGAAAGCGAAAAGATTGAAACTTCTGCAGAAGTAAGCGCTGTTGACATTGGCGTTAACGCTGAAACTTTTACCAAAGACAGCAACACAAATGAAGACAAAGATACCATCATCCAAGCGACACTTGAACAAGAAAGAAAGCGTGCTCAGAGCTTTATGACTCTGGAAAAACAAGCACAGCGTTTAGGTGTTTCTTTTAATGCAGCACAAGCTATTCAAGATGGTATGAGCTTAGAGGAAGCAAAGAGCATCATTTTGGCTAATGCTACGTCACAAAGTGAGACTTTAGTCGTGTCGCCTTATGCACCCCATCCGGAAGGAAATACTCAGGCAAATATTTATGCAAAATGGGACAAGGTTTGGAGGACGATACAATGAGTAAAGTTTTTTATGAAGGCCCTCGTGATAGCGCTTATCTTGGGCGTTATAACCCTGACATGTCAAACGAGGAAGTAATCTTTGCAAAAGGATCTGAAGTTGCAGCAGGAACCGTCATGGGGCTCGTAACAACAACGGGTAAATATGTACCGTTTAATCCTGATGCATTAGATGGCAGTCAAATTCCAGCGGGCATTTCTTATGCCAATGTTGATGCATCACAAATCGATCAACGGGCAACGATTACAGTGCGTTTATGCACGGTCAAAGCATCTGAACTGATATGGCCTGAGAAAATTGATGAAGAGAAAAAGGAAGTGGCCATTCAAACCTTAGAAAAAAACAACGTTTTATTGCGATAGGAGACATACAAATATGGATATGGATTTTTTTAATCACAATGCTTTTTCATCAACAACAATGATGAGAGCAATTGAAAATTATGAATTTAAACCTGGTTTAGTTGGTTCACTTAATCTTTTTGAAGAAGTTGAATCAAAGACAAAAGTAGTTGGTATTGAAAGATGTGATAATACGTTATCACTTATTCAAACCAGTGAACGTGGTACGCCTTTACAGGAAGCCGATAGAGATGGCCGTAATCTTCGATTTTTCCAAACAACACGTATTGCTAAAGGGGACACTATAACATCAGAAGAAATTCAAGACCGGCGAGAATTTGGTACAGAAGATCAACTTGAAATGGCAATGAAATATATTGCTAAAAGACAAAAGAAGCTGATTGAGGAAATTGAGCTGACTTGGGAAAATATGCAGCTTGGAGCTATTCAAGGTGCTGTTCTTGATGCTGACGGATCAATGATCATTGATTGGTACAAGGAATGGGGTATCGAACAACCAAAGGCTATTGATTTTAAACTCGATGATGACACAACAGATGTTGCCAATATGGTTGATCAAGTCGTCATGAAGATGATTGAAGCATCACGCGGTGCATTTTCTGATCGGTCTTGGATTGTTGGGCTTTGTGGATATGAATTCTTTTCTAAGTTAAAAAGCCACAAAACAATTCGTGAAACCTATTTAAATACATCTCTAGCTCAGATATTAAATAGTCCAGGAGGGGTAGCAACACCTGGCGCTATAGGATCTGGAAGCTTTGGAAGTTTTGATTTTGCTGGTGTGACATTCATCAATTATCGGAGTATTTATAATTATAATGCGGGCTCTCAACAAGGTACCAAGCGAGCTTTGGGTATCAAACCTAATGAATGTCAATTCGTTCCTGTTAAAGCTCCTGGTGTATTCCAAAAAACTTTTGCTCCGGGTGAAAGCATGGAGTTTGTCAATACAGTCGGCAAACCTCTTTATACAGTTCTTGTAACTGATAAAGAACGCAACGCATGGGTGAAACCTGAGGTATACAGTTACCCGCTCTTTATTTGCACACGTCCTGAAATGCTTTTCAAAGCAGTGGTAAAGGCGCAATAAAATGCAATGGTATGGGCTGATCAGTCAAATGGTTGAAGATGTACGCGATACCTTTGGTCAGCCCATTATCTATACACGAAAGAAAACAGGGCAATCTTTTCATATCACAGCTATTTATAGTATTAAGCATGCTGAGCAAGAAGCTGGGGGAAGAGTCAAAACAACAATCCCAAGGAAAGAGCTCGATGTCTGTATCAATGATATTGGTGGCGTGCTCCCTGAACTAGGAGATTGTATTGTTATTTTACCCCCTAAAGAAATTGACACCAATAAAATGACTTCTTCCCAAGAAAATTTTACTGTCTCAAATGTACAAGCCTCGGAATCAAATATGTATAAGCTTATCCTACGTGAGGACGCTGTGGCTAACGTGAAGTAAAATATTTTGATTACTTTTCCATCGTCACAGATGGGGAGGTAGTTAACATTGTGGTTTAATCGCTTTTTTGCGTGTGGCTTTAGCAACCACTTGCTTTTGTTAAGATTTCACCCATACGTGTACGCCAGTCTTTACCTTGTTTCTTAAAAGAGGCTACAACTTTAGGGTCAAGACGTAGAGTAATTGCTTGTTTTGGAAATTTAACTGGTGGACGTCCACGCTTACGACGCTCTTGTATTACATATTTAAAAAAGGAGGTAGGTAAAATTTCTTTAGCTGGTTTTAAGCGTGCAAGCTCCTCGTCTGTAAGTGGTGGTGAATCCACGGCGTCCCAATCTTCTTTTGTGTAGCCACATCCTTCTTTAAAGGTTTCTTTGGTAGTCATTAAAAACCTCTCTTTCTTTCTTATTTGCTTGACGAAAACTGATAATAGATATTGCTTCAACACCCAGTTTTGCAAAAATAATAACTGCTGTGTTGTCAGCAAAATGTCCGATAGCTTTCATGCGGTTTGAATGTGTTGCATCAATAAAGGCACGCTCCCAGTCAAAATAAATAACATCTGCAAAATCAAGTTTATGTTTATCAATGTTCGAAACTCTTTTGGGTTCATCCCACACTATCTTCATATATTTTATGTACACCTAAAATATGATATCGTCAACAAAAAAGTGTACTTTAATTCACATAGAGCTATAAAAAAAGAACTACAATTTAGAAGAAATATATCTATTTAAACTCACACCATTTTCAGCAGCTTGAATTGCTAATTGTCTGTGGAGTTCTGGTGGTATTCTTAATTGAAATTTGCCACTATATTTTACATGCGATAAAGGTACAGGAACCTCCTCTCCACTGCGTTGCATGTCCTCAACAACTTCTGTAACGAGGTTCATAATACCCTTTAAAGCATTCTCTGCTTTAACATCTAACCATGAAAGAGAAGGAAATTCAGCGCATAAACCAACGTATTCCTCATCTTCTTGCGACCACAAAACACGATACGTATAATGATTATTGTTCATGCTTTATCCTTTCTATCACTTGTAAGATTTGTTTGGCTTGATAAGCTTTTGCTTTGTTACCAGAACTTTTTTGAATATTTACACGAGGATCTCCAAACCACGGGGTTTTAAAAACAAAATGGCTTGAACCATTGTTCCGCGGTTCTCCAAAGAAATGTCCACATACAGCCAACAAAGGTGATGTTTTCATCAAGCTGACTATTTTTTCAATTTTATGACTCATAATTTCATGTGTAGTGTCATTATTAATACTAGTCAATGCTTTCATAGTTTTCAACTGATATCGCCTAAATAGGAATTAAGATGCATCCACGAGATACATTAAGAGAGACGTTTGTTGAGTTAATCAAAGCTGGCAAGACAGCCGCTGGTGATGAAATCTACAATATGCGAGACTTTAATTTCTCTCCTGAAGATCATCCGTTTGTTAATGTATCAACGCAAAACGAAACAATAGAAGATGGGCACGATTATGGGGCAAGGCGTCGTATTTTAACGGTCGATGTTGAATGCTATGATACAAGAGAAAATGGAGCACGTTTTGTTGATCAATTAGCCTGGGAAATTGAAACTATTTTCCATAACAACCCCAATCTCAACAATACAGTTGAAAGTTGTCGTTTACAAAACATTGCCATGGCTTTTGGCGATAATGGCTCCTTAGCATTGCATGGTTCTATTTTAACCTTTGAAGTCACTTATGTAACCAATATCCCTCCTGAAGAAGAAAGCACTGTCTTTTTAAAACCTTGTGTAGGCTTTGATCCCGACACAGGGCCTAACAATGAGGATAAATATCAAACCACTGAAAGTTCCCATGTTAGAGCGGCGTGATAGAGAAATTACAGATTTAAAAAGACGTGTGGCCAATATGGTTATGGTAGGTAAGATTAGTCACGTTGATCATAAAAACGCACGCTACCGTGTTCAAAGCGGTAATATCGTGAGTGATTGGATTCCAGACACACAAGCTCGTGCAGGAAAAACGCGTTCCTATGAAGGACGTGATGTGGGCGAGCAAGTTATTGTCCTTTCCACATCAGGTGATTTATCGCAAGGGATGATTATTGGCTCTATTCATACAGATGCCAATCAAGCAGCTGATAAGGGCAATATTCATACAACCATATATCCTGATGGCACAACGGTTGAATATGATGATGAAACAAGCACTTATTCATTAACGATCAAATCAGAAGGCAAATTCATTTTAACTATATCCGATGGGGTTTCCATGAAAGGTGAAGGGGGTAAATTAGAAATCACCGCTCCAGAGGGCATAAAGATTATTTCACAAAGTGACATGACTTTAAAGGCAGATGGAAACATGACACTGGAGGCAGAAGGAAATGTTTCTATCAAATCAAGTGATGGGGTTTCTCTTGAATCAAGCAATGATATGTCACTCAAATCAAGTGGCAGTGCATTTCTTGAGTCAGGCAGTCATATGTCCCTTAAATCAAGTAGTGGCACCTCTCTCAAAGCGGGTGGTGAGGTGTCCGTTAAGTCGAGTGGGTTAAAGCACAACGGTGTTAACGTTGGAAGTGGCCATAAACACCCTGGTGTTACATCTGGTGGTGCTATAACGGGAGGCCCTATTTGAGCATAGGAATGAATTGTCAGACAGGCAAATCCATGTCTGGAGTTGATCACTTGCGTCAGTCCATTATGGATATTTTAACGACGCGGATGGGAACACGGGTCATGCGTCGCAATTATGGTTCGCGTGTTCTTGATTTGATTGATGATCCAGTCAATGACACCTTTAAAGTAGCCATGTATGCAGCCGTTGCTGAGGCTTTAGATAGGTGGGAGCCTCGTTTTAAGCTTAAACAAGTGAATTTAACTTCTGTTGAGGCAGGAAAAGTTTCCATGTCCTTTGAAGGAATTTACACCCCTTCAGGAAAGCCCATCACGATGGAAGGATTGCAGATAGGATGAATGAAGATTTCATAAAACCAGAAATCATTCCAGAGCTTTCTATTGAAGAAATACGTGCTGCCTGTCTTGAGAATTTAAAACAACTTTTACCCAATTACACACCTTTGGAAAGCGATCCAGCAGTTAAAATTATTGAGGTTGCAAGTTACAGAGAATTTCTCTTAAGGCAGCGTATTAATGAAGCTGCACGCAACACCGTTCTTGACTTTGCAACAGGTGAATTTCTTGATGCTTTGGGTGAGTGGCATGGTGTTGAACGCTTAGAAGGTGAAAGTGATGACAGCTACCGTGAACGCATTAAGCTTCGTATACGGGCTGGTAAAGGGGGTGGAACAGAACCTTATTATAGATATTTCGCCTTATCAGCAGATAGCCGTGTGAAAGATGCAATCATTTATCGAAAGGGGAAAAACCCCACTATTCACGTGGCTATTTTTGGTAAGAATGAGCAAGCAACAGCGAGTGAGGATTTATTACAAAAAGTCAAAGAAGTGCTCACGGATAAAAGCGTGATTATGACCAATGATACAATTGAGGTTCACGCTGCAGTAATAACGGTTGTAGATTTAGAAGCAGATGTTTGGCTCTTACCTGAAATTTCTTTAGAGATCTTAACCCAAATGGAGGCAAATCTACGGGCATCTTGGAAGAAAGAGCAAGCTCTCGGTCGTGAGTTAAGTTTATCATGGTGGATTTCAAAACTGATGATCCCTGGTGTGCAGAAGGTTGTTGCTGTTACCCCTACAGATGATATTGCCGTCTCCAGTGAAGAAATTTTAGCCATTGGTAAAGTAACACTCAACTTCAAAGGGCGTATATAGTCAATGCTTGGGTGCTTACTACCAACAAATACAACAGAATTTGAAAAACGCCTTGCCGATGCTTGTGATTTTCATAAAAGTATTGAAAACTCAATAGATTTTATCTCTCGTGCAAAGCTTGATATCATAGACCCAAGCTTCTTACCATGGTTGGTTGAAGAATATGGGCTTGGAGAGCTGACATCTTATGTACCAGATCTTGCTGTTTTGCTTGAAACGGGACCGCAGTGGCAGCGGGTTCGTGGATCTTTAGCGGCTATTGATAAAGGGCTTGAATGGTTAGACCTTAGTGCGCGTTTTGTAAGGGCATGGCCAGAGCGAGAATGGTGGAATTCATTTCAGCTTTATTTTGATCAATTGCCTGACACAGATAAACTTGAAGCTATTGAAGGGATCGTTAAACTTTCTAAATGTCTGCGCTCTGATCTTTGGCGTGGTGTTCATGGGTATGACGCACCCATTGCAGAGGGCAATATCTCTCGATTAGATGACAGCATGTTTGACACTCAAAGCGGTGTATGCGTGACAGAAGGCACCACAGTATTTTCCTTTGGGCGTTCTACAGAAATAAGTCTCACTTTAACCGAAGAAGATGGAAAACTGATTGGCAATTGGATTGATGAGCAAGAAGAACTCGTTTGGGAAGGTTTGAATTATCCATGGGATGTGATGAACTTTCCTTGGATGTCAGTGGGAAAAAACAAACATAACCTATTGAATTGGGATGAGGAGGAGGAAGAGCTTAGCTGGAGATGTTTAGATTATCCATGGAATGAAGCAAGTTTTCCTTGGGCATCAGAGCAAAAAAATGGGCGCGATATATTAATGGCGAATTGGTTTAAAGGTCGCACCCTTTATCTGGCTTTAAGAGATGACGATGATAAACTGATTGGTTATCGAAGATGTAACATTGTTCAGCAAGTAACAAGAGTTTCAGATGGAGTTTACAGTCATTCAGGTAATCGCTTTACACCCTTTATAAAGGGTACAAAAGTTTTGCTTGCAGCACGAACGCAATTTCATGATGTTGATGATAAACAAGCAGCATTTGTCTCCATTTTCGTTCATGCAACCCCTACAAAATACATCTCGCCTGGCAAACTGTGGTTAAAACCTGATGAGCTTATTGGTGGCGTGGAGATTCTTAAAAGCCCTATCTCTTTATCTTTACGTAAAGATGTTCGTGAACAATTCAAGATTTTATTGAGGTTTTAATATGGAGCATGAAAGCGGTTTACCGTTTGCAATTGACCGATCTGTAGGCAAAGATGAGCAACAAAGCGTTGTCTTCTATGGAGAACGTCCTTTTATTCAAAGTGCAGAACTCAATGAAGTTCAAACCATCATTCGAGGCCGTCATGATCGTTTAGGAAGACTTGTCGCTAAAGAAGGGGACCGTATTGAGCGCGCGGATGCTTTTGTTGATCAAGAAACTAAAAAAGTCACCCTGACAGAGGGGAAGATCTTTATTGCAGGGGATATTTTCCCTGTATCAGAAGCTATTTTAAACAATGTCCCCATGCTTGGACGTGTGGAAATCGGTGTAAAACTTCAAAAAAAGTGGGTAACACATGAAGATGATCCTCAGTTATTAGGGCAAATTCCAGGCACATTAGCAGAAGGTGAACCTGGGGCAGCAAGGGAGACAGCAAAACTTGTATGGGCTTTGGAAAATGACAAACAAGAAGGTGCTTTCTTCCCCGTTTATGTCTTGCAAGATGGCACTTTGATTGATCAAAAACCTCCTTCATTGTTAGAGCCTGCCCTGCAAGCTATTGCAACTTATGACCGTGCTCATGGGCATTATATTGTTAATGGTTGTCGAGTGACAGCTTTAGGACAAAATGATGGTAAACAAATCTTTAGTATAGAAGAAGGTGAAGCCAATATTAATGGTTTTAAACATAAACGCCTTGCTGCTTTAAGACATGAAGAGCCAGAAGATTATTCTGAAAGCATCGTGCCAAGCGAAACGCATCTGTTTACATCTAAAAAAACCAAGGCAATTAAGTCAGATGAGACAAGTTTTACGTTTGAAACCTATTATTTTCCCATTGCGACTGTTCACTCTATTTTGCTCACAAAAGAAAAGACCACCAATGTTACCCGCGGTGCAGTAGCTTCAGGGCGTGATGGTGTTCCCGATAAAAGTGTTGTGAATTTTATAAAAGTCGTGCAAGGGGATAAGGAATTTAAAGAAGGTGTAGATTTTAAAAAGACTGGTGATACGATTGACTGGTCTTTATCTGGCGATGAACCCAAACCAGGCAACACTTATGAGGTCACCTATCACTATCGTGCAAAGGTGAATGCTGATAAGGTTACAGCGCGGGAAATTACTGTTTCAGATGGTGCTCAGGGTGGAGACATTATTGTCAGTTACACCTATAAACTCCCCCGTATTGACCGTATAGGTTTAAATTCTCAAGGTGGAGTGATTTACATTCAAGGGATTTCAGCAGACAATCCTATAGCTCCCAGTGTTCCTGATGATATATTATCGCTTGCAACAATCACAAATAATTGGCTTGATTATCCACGTGTAGATAATAATGGCACGCGTGTTGCCCCTTATACTGAGATGTGGCGCTATTTTAACCGTGTTCTTGAGCTTGATCGGTTGTTACAACTTGAAAGGATTAAGAGCAATGTTGACTCAAAAGAACCTGTCTCCCAAAAAAGGATGATTGCCGATCCTTTTCTTGATGACAACCTTCGAGATGAAGGAATCGAGCAAACGGGTGCAATAGGTCATGGCTTATTACGCCTTGCCATTGAACCCACATTTTACCACACCACCTTAAATGAGCCTGTTACTCTTGATTGGGACAATGAAGTGATCATTGCGCAAGAGTTGATGACTGCTTGCGAGAAAATCAATCCTTATCAAAATTTTGACCCCCTACCAGGGACTCTTGCACTCACCCCTGCAACAGATTTCTGGAGTGTTCAGCGTACAGATTGGCTTTCAGGTGTGACCAATGAACTGTCTATGGGCAAACGTCCTGGCGGTGGACGTGAAACAGAAGTGAAGGATGAACTGGTCAGTACGCATCAAGAAAAAATTGATTTCTTAAGACAAATTGATCTCAACTTTAAGATTGAAGGCTTTGGTAAGGGAGAGGTTCTAGACAGCCTTACATTTGATGGCGTTAGTATTTTACCAAAGGAGACACTTACTGCCAATGCTCAAGGCGTTATTGAAGGGAAATTTAAAATTCCTAAAGATATCACAGCAGGAACAAAGAACGTTGTTGCTGTTGGTAAAGGAAAAACGATAGCTACAGGCCTTTTTACGGGTCAAGGCGTGATTGATGTGAAGGTCATGCGGCGTGTCACAACAGTGCGTGTATGGAAAAAATCTGACCCGCAAGCACAAGTCTTTACACCTGATGAAACGCGGCAAATAACAGGAATTGATTTCCATATTTGTAAGATTGGCAATCGTTCTCATGATTTGATGATTGACTTAGTCACAACAGATAATGGCTATCCTACAGCTGACATTCAAGCGCAAGCTCTCTATTCAATGAAAGAGGCTAAAACGGGATGGGCTGCAGCACGCTATAGTGTTCCATTAACCGTGCTTAATGACCGCTTAACGGCCTTTGTTATTAAAACAGATGATGGTGATCATTCTGTTTCTCTTGCAAAACTTGGAGATTTTGACGAAGAAAACCAAAGATATGTTTCCAGTCATCCTTATATCACAGGTCCTCGTTTTTCCTCTGTGAATGCGCAAACATGGACAGCTCACCAAGATGAGGCCTTAGCATTTCGTGTGCTTGCCGCTCGCTATACACAAACAGAAAAAACTGTCGATTTAGGTGAGTTTGATCTTAAGGAATGCTCTGATTTACAGGTGCGTGCGGCGATTGAACTGCCCTCCAGTGAATGTTCTGTCATCTTTGAAATTGAACGCAACAATGGCACGATTTATCAACTCTTACCGTTTCAATTGCTTAGTTTAACGGAATATATCAGTGAAAAAGTCCAGTTACGAGCCATTTTAAAAGGGACAGAGAAGCTTTCGCCAATATTGTTTGCTCCCATTGAATTGATCGCGGGCAAGATTAGAAAAGAAGCAACCTATGTCACACGTGCTTTTCCCTTTGGCGAAAAGTCGAGACTAACCAGCTATATAAAAACATTTTTACCGGGCGGTTCCACCTTTAAAATGGAGATCCAACTGGATGATGGTGATTTCACTTCCTTAAAATTAGAAGAAACAGAGCAACTCGCACAGCCACTTTGGACAGAACGCAAATTTGTCAGTGAAGACAAAACAGCTGAACAAGCGCGTTTGAAATTAACACTAACTGGTGGTCCTGCAGCACGTTCCATGGCAAGTGATTTTGGTGCGGGAATTATGTGACAGGAGTACTATCATGGCGAAAACACACAAGTTAGCAATGGAATTACCTCAAGAAGGCCGTTTCATCAGTGCTGAGTTTCCTATTTTACGTGAAAACCTAACAATCATTGATCAAGCAGTTTCTGATCTTGATGAAAAATTGGATAATAAAGCGCCTTCACAGCATACTCATGTGATAAGTGAAGTGAGCGAGCTTGAAGAGGCGTTGAATGGCAAGATGGCAGCAGATCAGACATTTGCTCTGGTTGATTTAACTGACGTTAAAGGTGCTAACGATGCAACTGAAAATCATGTTTTATATAAATCAGGTAAGGATCGCTTTGCATTTGACAGTGTTAAGTCACTCTTAGGCGAACACCAACATACGATTGAAGATATTACAGGGCTTGAGAAGTATGTAGAAAGCATCAATGAAAGATTAACAAATTATGGGTGTTTGTCGGGTAAAAACGAATGGGAAGATACTAATATTTTCAAAGAAAAAGTCAGCATTGAAAAAAGTATTGAATTAGCTGAAACCTCTTCTTTAACTTTGAAACAAAATGATAAAGTGGTGACGAATTTAAACGCAACTGGGAGCTTGCTTAAAGGCCCCCTTAAAGTTGATGATGAGCTCGTTTATACCAAACCGCAAGCGGATAAAGCTATATCGGAAGAAATCGAAAAACTAAAACAGTCTTTGACTGATGAGAACTCGAGTTGCTCTGTTGTCATCAATAAGCTTGTTCATTGGCCTGAACGTGCTGACGCAGAATTACTTTATACCAAAAGTAGGAAGATTAAGTGGCCAGATTGGATAACAGATGAAACCATAGTTGAGATCCAAGCATGGGGTGGTGGCGGTTCTGGTGGAGGAGCTGGTAAAATATATTTTGGCGGTGGTGGTGGTGGTAGTGGCTGCTCAGTATGGTATGGACCTAAATCAAGCTTAAATGAACATGAAGATATCGTCATTGGTAAAGGTGGAGCTTCTGTGCAAGATAAAAATACGTCAGGCAATGCTGGAGGGAAAACAACTGTCGGAAAAAATCTTATTGTAGCCGGAGGTGGTGGCGGTGGTAAAGGAGCTTCTGACACGGGGTCAGGACAAGGTGGTGCTGGAGGAGCTGGAAAAACCGTTACCGAGTTAATGGACGGTCGTCCAGGTATTGCCAAAGGTGGTAATGGTAGTCCTGGAACGCAAGGTTCCTCTAAATTTAAAAGTGGCTCTGGTGGTGATGCTGGAGGGGATACATCAAGGGGCGGCTGTGGAGGAACTGGCAGGGGGCACTCTATTTCAGGAAAACCAGGTCGAGGATTTGGTGGTGGTGGTGCTGGATCTCATTTTCAAAATAGTCCCAGTGGCAATGGAGCTAATGGTGCTGTTCTTATAAGAATATGGAAAAAACGATATGAAAACGATAAGTGAATTTAAGCTTATAAAGCTTTCAGTGCTTTAATGTGACAGGGATAATATCATGGCGAAAACAAAGAAATTAGGAATGGAATTACCCTTAGAAGGCCGTTTTATTAGTGTTGAATTTCCTATTACACGTGAAGACTTGATAACTATTGATCAGGCAGTTTCTGATCTTGATGAAAAAGCCGATAGCAAAGCGCCTTTACAGCATACTCATGTAATAAGCCAAATTAGTGGGCTTGAAGATGTACTGAATAGCAAAATGGCGGCAGATCAGACATTTGCTCTGGTTGATTTAACTGATGTTAAAGGTGCCAACGATGCAACTGAAAATCATGTTTTATATAAATCAGGTAAGGATCGCTTTGCATTTGACAGTGTTAAGTCACTCTTAGGCGAACATCAGCATACAATTGAAGATATCACAGGTCTTGATGAGTATATAGCAACCATCAATGTAGATCTAAAAGATTATGGGTATTTGTCGGGTAAAAACGAATGGGAAGATACGAATGTTTTCAAAGGAAACGTTAGCATTGAAGAAGGTATTGAATTAGCTGAAACCTCTTCTTTGACTTTGAAACAAAATGATAAAGTGGTGACGAATTTAAATGCAACTGGGAGCTTGCTCAAAGGGCCTCTCAAGGTTGATGATGAGCTCGTTTATACCAAACCGCAATTGGATGAAGCTATGTCAAAAGAAATGGAAAAACTAAAACAGTCTTTACCTAATGAAAGCACAAGTTGTTCTGAGCTTGCCGATGCTGAATTATTTATTACGCAAAGTGGGAAGATTAAGTGGCCAGATTGGGTCACTAATAAAACCAAAGTTGAGATCCAAGCATGGGGCGGTGGTGGTTCTGGTGGGAGCGTAAAGAGTAACGATTATCCAGGTGGTGGTGGCGGCGGTAGCGGTTGCGTAGTATGGTATGGTTATAAAGCAAGTCTAAATGGACATGAAGATATCATCATTGGTAAAGGAGCGGAAGGTAATAAACAAGGTTCTGGCGGAAGTTCTGGAGGACATACAATTATAGGCAATAATTTTATTGCAGTTGCAGGAGGAGGTGGTGGTGGTGCAGGTACTGCACAAAATGTAGGAGTTAGTGGTTACGGAAGTAGAGGAGATAACTTTGGCTTGGTAACTGATGAATCTCCCGGTCTTGTTAGAGCTTGTGATGGTTATAGTGGAGGACATGGAGAATATAAACAAAGAAGCGGCTTCGGTGGCAATGCAGGCAACTCGATAAAAGGGAAAAATGGGGGGCAAGGAACAGGTACAGCACATCTTTCAGGAGTTGGAGGAGCAGGTTACGGTGGTGGTGGCGCTGGTGCTCGGGGAGCTAATGGTAGTGGCGGTAAAGGAGCTGATGGTGCTGTTCTTATCAGACTATGGAAAAATTAACGCCCTAAAGATTTTTACAAAGGAGTTTTTATGCAATACGCAGTTGTTGAAAATGGTGTGGTAACCAACATTATTGTTGCACCAGAGGATTATGTTTACCCGTTTGAAGGTGAGGCCATTGCCTCAAATGAAGCTCAAATTGGTTGGACTTATAAAGATGGCCAGTTCTCTCCTCCCATTGAGGAGGAAGCTATTTTAGAGTCATCTGCAGAGTTTATGAAGTAAATCATATGAAAAAATAATTTCATCTAGGCTATAAGACTTTCAAGAGGAATATTAAATTGTTGGTGCAAATTTTTAATCATACGCAGTGTTAATCTTCTTTTGCCGTTTAATATTTCATAAACACGATTTAAATGGCCAATTGCAGGGACTAAATCTTTAGCACTCAAATCCATTTGCTCCATTCTAAATTTAATTGCTTCAATTGGATGAGGAGGAGAAACAGGAAAATGTTCTGCTTCATAAGCTTCAATTAACAAAACAAGGATCTCCATTTTATCAAATTCTGGAGTATTTATTTCAGGTTGATTATCAAACATTGCAGACACAACTTCTAATGCTTCTTGATAATCTTCTTCAGTGCGAATGGGTTTGATATTCATTGATAAAACTCCTGTAATTCTATAGTATTGGCATCAATCGTATCGTATTGTTTATGCGTTCCTATGAACTTTATATAAAGCCAGCCTGCTGGATAAAAGATTGATACAATTAAGCGATAGTCATTGCCTTTAATATTAAAAACAACGCGATTATTTTTTAGTATGCTCGCGTTTTTATATTTCTCTTTAATGTCATGAGGAGAACACCACTGCGCATTTTTTGCTTCATCTACCCATGCTTTTAAAGGTTGCTCAGCATCAGGATGTTGTACCCAAAAAGTTTGAAGTGTGGAGACTTTTATAATCTTCATAAGAATATCCTGATTTTTTATTCACAATAGTACCATTTTGGGACTAAGTCAAGATTTAGAAATTCCCCCAAGGTCAAATAGATTTATTTGGCCTTTATTTTTTCCCTTCATTTCAGTCAACCACTCATTTAAAGGAGCACAAAGAATGGCATCAGGTTTTTTACACGGTGTTGAAGTCATCGAGAATGACGATGGCACACGCCCTATTACACCGGTTCAATCAGCAGTTATAGGCATTGTAGGCACAGCACCTAATGCAGATGAGGGCATCTTTCCTCTTAATACACCGGTTTTAATATCGGGATCTCGTTCCAAGGCAACCAAACTTGATAAATACAACAGTGGTGAAGGTACCCTCCCCAATGCTGTTGATCTAATTTTCAAGCAAGCAGGCGCTATTGTTGTGGTTGTGCGGGTAGAAGAAGGCAAAGATGAAGACGAAACATTGGCTAATGTTCTAGGTGGTGTCAATGCCGATGGTGCTTATGAAGGTGTCCATGCTTTCATAGGAGCACAATCCATTGTTGGGCAAACACCACGCATTTTGATTGCTCCTGGTTTTACCCACAAACGTGATACTGGTGTAGATCGGATAATAATTACAAACAAAGGCAGTGGTTACACCAAGGCTACTGTTAAAATAGAAGGCAATGCCAAGGCAACAGCTTATGTTAGTGACGGAGAAGTGCGAAACATTACGGTTGATGAGAGTGGAAGTGGTTATGAAAGAGCACCTCGTGTTACCATTGAAGGTGACGGAGAAGGTGCAACAGCTACAGCCACAATCAAACAAATGTCTAATCCCGTAGCAGCAGAACTGATTGGTATTGCTGAGCGTTTGCGCGCTATTGTGGTGGTTGATGGACCAAATACAACAGATGAAGAAGCTATTGAGGCAGCAAAAGATTTTGGTTCTAAACGTGTTGTCATGGTTGATCCATTTGTGAGCGTTTTGCGTAAAGGAAAGATTTCACAAGAACCAGCAAGTTCACTAGCTGCCGGTGTAATTGCTAAAACAGATTTTACCCATGGTTTTTGGCACTCTCCTTCAAACAAAGAGATCAATGGCATTAGTGGCACAGCCAGACCCATTGATTTTGCCATTGGTGACAGTTCTAGTCGAGCTAATCTGCTCAACGAGAAACATATCACAACAATCATTCGTGAAAATGGTTATCGCTTATGGGGTAATCGCACACTTTCATCAGACCCAAAATTTGCTTTTATATCCGTGGTGAGAACTGCAGATATGATCAATGATGCCATTTTGCGCGGACATATGTGGGCAGTCGATCGAAACATCACAAAAACTTATATGAGCGATGTAAGTGAAAGCGTTAATGCTTATTTGCGTGACTTAAAAACGCAAGGCGCCATCATTGGAGGGCGTTGTTATCCTGATCCAGAACTTAATACACCAAGCACACTTGAAAGCGGAAAAGTTTATTTCAATGTCGAATTCCAACCAACAACGCCAGCAGAACACATCACGTTTAGCTCGCGTATTGTCAATGATTACATAGAGGAGATCCTTTAATGGTTGCACCTAAATTACCAAGAGCTTTGAAGCATTTTAACATTTATGTTGATGGGATTCCCTATCAAGAAAAATGTGAAAGTGTTACTTTACCAAACTTAAATTTCGTCGTTGAAAGTTTTCGTGCTGGTGGCATGGATGCTCCCGTTGGAATCGAAATGGGAATGGAAGAACTCACACTTTCTATGACTATTTTAGATTGCTCCGAAGAGCTTTTAAGCCTTTTGGGTCAATACAATATTGATATTTCTCTACGTGGAGTAGCTCAAGCACAAGGCGCACCAGAAGAAGGAATTGTAATTTCCATGCGTGGATTTTGCAAGGGCTATGAATATGGCCAATGGCAGCCGGGCACTAAGGCTATCGCAACGCTCAATTATACATTGCATTACTTCAAATATGTCCAAAAAGAAAAGGAAATCGTCGAGATTGATATTCACAACATGGTGAGAAAATTCAATGGCATTGATCAATTAGCACAACATAGAAACCTTCTAGGAATATAAAATGACTACACAATCAAATGTTACTTATCAATTGCTTTTTCCCATTACATCTGAAGGAAAAGAGTACACCGAAATTACCTTACGTCGTATCAAAACAAAAGACATAAAAGCCATCGATAAAAAGGAAGGAACTGATCAGGTGATCGCTATGATCACACGTCTTTCTGGGTGGTCTTATGATGCTGTTGGCGAACTTGATGTTCGTGACATGGCGAGCATTGGAGAAATCTTGGAGGGTTTTACCAAGCGGCTAACTTCCTAACCTGGGAAACAGCCGCTGAACTTATAGCTGATCTCTCTATCGCATTTCATTGGCCCCTTTCAGAGATGATGGAAATGGAACCTCAAGAGCTCTGGTTTTGGCGCCGTAAAGCTGCAGAAAGGTATAAGAAAAAGTGAGCAAAACAGTCGCAGACGCTAAGGTGCGGTTAACCCTCGAAGACAAGATAACCGCACCCATTAAGCGTATTCAAAAGCGTTTGACACACTTATCAAATAAATTAAGAGTCCCTCGCTTTATGGCAGCAACACGCAAAGTGACAGAAAGTTTAAAAGGGGTCGGCAATGCTTTGGGGGCAGTAACCAGCCGTGTTTCTATATTGTCAGGCGCATTGGGCCTTGCTGGTGGCGGTCTTGTTGCAAGTTTAACTGCAGTGACTATGAAAACCATGCACATGGGCGATAGTCTTCATCACGCATCGCGCCATTTAGGCATGAGTGTTAAAGATCTTCAGTTATGGGGAGATGCCGCGGATAACTCAGGTTATTCTGCCGAGAAATTCCAACAATCCTTGGCTGTTTTAAACAGACGTTCAGCACAAGCTTTGGCCGGACAAAAAAGAGGGATTATGGGGTTTCAGGCGCTGGGAATTTCTGTAAAAGATGCCTCTGGAAAACTTAAATCAAATTCAAACTTGTTGGAAGAAATAACCGACAAGATGAGTAAGATAGACAATCAAGCACAAAGGCAACATATTGCTGCTCTTCTTTTTGGTGGTGATGGTAAAGAAATGGCTGCCATGCTCTCGCAAGGTATGGAGCCTATCAAAGAATTGTTTGAAAAGGCAAAAAAGAGTGGATGGCTGATGGGGGCTGATGTTGCCCACTATGCTGCAGATTTAAGCGATAAGCTTGGGGCTTTTAAGAAAAAACTGGGAGGTGTTGCCAATTTCATTGGGGCACAATTCATGCCAGTGATCAATGATATGATTGATGCCTTTTCAAAGCTGATTGATGAAAACCGTGATCTCATTCAAACAACTGTAGCAAATTGGGCGAGGATTGTAAGAAAAGCTATACAGGATTTATGTGATCCAACTTCTCAATTAAGACAAAATATCACAAATGTTACAGAAAGTATTAAAGGCTGGTTTAAATGGTTAGAACCACTGACTGGCGAAATAAGCCTTTTTAAAATAGGTCTTGCAGCACTTGTTGCCTTCATTGTAGGCCCACTTATAGCCGCGATTGCTGCACTGACTGTAGCCTTTTTTACATTTGGTACAGCCGTTATGACAACGCCTATTGGGTGGATTGCAGCAGCTATTATAGGGCTCATTGCAGCAGGAGTCGCGCTTTATGTCTATTGGGATAAAATCAAGAAATGGTTTAGTGCGCTACTAGATGGAATTGCAGATGCTTTTTATAAGTTTGGGGCCATCATCATACTTCTCCCCGGCGGTTGGATTATAGGCCTTATCGCAGGGATATATAAGCTTTATAAGAATTGGGAGGCAGTCAAAGCTTGGTTTATTTCAGCGCTCAATAAAATTTGTGATGCTTTTGTTATGCTGGGTGATTTCATTATGAAATACACGCTCATTGGTTATGTCGTTAATGGTATTAAGAAGCTTGTTGCAACAGCTTATTGGCTTTACGAAAATTGGGATAAAGTCATGGCCTCGTGTGGGCAATTATGGGACTCTCTTGGGGAGGCAATTAATCAATTTTTTGAATGGTTTTCTAATCTCAGTTTATATGAAGCTGGTTCAAATCTGACTATGGGCCTGTGGGACGGTATTAAAAGCAAATGGAGTGCCATGACACAATGGCTTTCTGGTGCAGTGCAACAATTAATGGGCTGGATGCCTGATTTTGTCAAAGACAAGCTAGGTTTCAATGTTACAGTAAACAAAAGCACTACAGAGACTTTAAAGAATCTCACACAAGAGACAAAAACATACGCACAAGAGATTATTCATTCAACTGTTGTCCCTAGCACCCTTCCAGAGAGCTATGCCTACAAACGTGGAGAGTATATTAGTCATGAGAGCAAACAGCCTTCTGTAGGAGACTTTAAAACATTTGAACCGATTATGGCTCCTAACAAGTCCACTGAGGTTGATGCATCTATTACAATTAACAATTTGAACATCAGTGGAGCCAGTGGTTCACCACAAGATATTAATGCTGCTGTTAACAAAGCTCTTGCAGATCAGGCTAGACAACAACGTTTAGCAGTTGCTTCTAATTTTTCGGATTAAGCGTCATGATGTTAGCATTGGGAGACTTTATTTTTTCAGTTGAAACAGCAGCCTATCAAACATTCGACATGACTTATGATGTTCCATGGGTAGAACAAGGGCGTTTGGGCAGTCAAGCAGCGTTTCAGTTGCCTGCCATTGCTAATGCAGAATATTCTTTATCAGGCGTGATTTATCCGGGTTTTAAGAGTGGTTATGGCCAGTTGGAAAGACTGCGTAGCATGGCGCATAGCGGACCGCATTTACTTGTAACTGGTAAAGGCAAAATTGTCGGAAAGTTTGTTATTCTTTCGATTGATGAAAAACAGAGCTTTTTTGGTAAAAACGGCAATCCACGCAAACAAGAATTCACATTACAACTGAGAGAATATGGGGGAGATGGAGGTATCTGGTGAGTGATATTTACATTACCAAAGATGGCGATATGGTTGATGCCATTTGCTGGGAATACTATCCAAAAGGTCAGCAAGCACTGGCTGTTGAACGTGTTTATGCAAAAAATTATGGGCTTGCAGATCTTGGACCCATTTTAAAAGCAGGAGTGAAAATTGTTTTGCCTGCCCTACCCCACCCTCAAGCAACACCGGTCATTAGGCTCTGGGGTAGTAAACAATGAAGCCTTTTTGCAGAGTGATGTCTAATGGCGAAGATGTCACAAGAGCTTTAATGGATTATGTTTTATCAATTGAAATAACCGATGAAGCAGAAGACAAAAGTGACAGGATCACTATAGAATTGGATGATCGTGCTCGCATTAGTGATAATGGTTTTTTACAGATCCCTTTAATTGGAACAATTCTTTCTATAACGCTGGGCTATGAAGAGGGTAAAGCCCGTGACATGGGATCCTATCTGATTGATGAAATATCTGTCAGCAGTCCACCACAAAGTTTAAGTGTGACAGGACGTGCAGCTTCTATGAACACCTCTTACCGAACCCCAAAAAGCCAATCTTATCATCAGATAACACTGGGCAACATTATCCAACAGATAGCAACACGCAATGGCTATGTTCCCGAGGTTGATCCTTCTCTTGCAAAGGTTGTCGTGCGTCATATTGATCAAACCGGTGAAAGCGATATGGCTTTTGCAACACGCCTTGCTGCAAAATATGATGCTGTAGCAAAACCTATGGATGGCAGGCTTGTCCTTGCTAAACGTGGGGAAGGTAAAGCCATTACTGGAGAGATGCTCCCTGTGGTTACTATTCATGAAAAGATGTGTAGTGCTTGGGATTTTAAATATAGTGCACGCGATGAAGCAGGTGAGGCCCAGGGCTTAACACCAGGTGGAGGGGATGATTAAAAAGCCGCGTCAGCAGCACAAAACCCAGAAACAATTGAACAGTATGATGATGAAGCATCTATTCATATGGATGAGACCCCTCTGCGCTCATTAGCTCGATCAAAAAAAACACTTGGAAAACAAGACAAAGTTGAAAAACAAGAAGAAGAAAAGAAAGGAGGTGTGATAGCAACCTATCATGATTTACGCAGTGGTGAAAAGAAAGAGGTCAAAACCGGTCAGGCACCTTTTCATGAATTAAAATATACCTACCACAATCAATCAGAAGCCGTTGCAGCTATTGCAGCTTATCGTAATAAATCATCTCGTGGGAAAGCCACCTTTTCGTGTGATATGGGCGGAGATGCGTTCATTCAAGCTGAAATGAAGCTTATCCAAGCACCACCTTTCCGCCCTTACATTCCAGAGCAATGGCGCATCAAAAGTGTCAAACATCGGTTGGATACAGCGGGCGGTTATACAACAAGTATCGAGTGTGAACTGTTTAATGAAGCGCAAGAAGATACAGCGCAAAACGTCATAAACACCACACCAGACAAAGATGACACAATAGATGATAACGCCCCACCTCAGGCATCTTATGATGAAGGTGAAGGTGTTATTGATATGGAAGGGGAAAATTCATGACACAGATTATCCAAAAATTACTCAGTGGTAACTGCAAAGCGCGTACACAAGGTTTGGTTAAATCCTTAGCACAAGAGATCGGGTGTGAAGAAGCTGTGGTTGCTGCGATTATTTCTGTTGAGTCAGATGGTAAAGGTTTTGATGATGAAGGGCGTGTAAAAGTACTTTTTGAAAAACATCAGTTTTATAAAAATTTGCCCTCTCATAAGCGTCAACAAGCAATCAAAGAAGATCTTGCTAGAGAGGAGTGGATCAGCCCTAAAAAAGGAGGATACAAAGAACAAAAGACCAACACTCAAGCTTTAAAGTTACTCATTGCTGCTATAACACTTGATGAAGAAGCTGCTTTAAAATCTGCTTCTTATGGTGCAGGTCAAATTATGGGAAATAACTATGGTATTCTTAATTGGAACACTGTTCAAGACTTTGTCACCAGCATGTGTTCGTGTGAAGACGAACAAATAAAAGCGATGTTTACTTTTTTCAAAGTTCGTGGTCTTGCTTCAAGTTTGCGAGACAAGGATTTTGATGCCATTGCACGCGTTTACAATGGCACTGGTATGGTCAAAGAATATGGCCAACGCATGCGCAATGCTTACTTTGCCCTCACAAAAAAATCAGCAGCAGTCAGTAATCCTATTCGTGCCAATGGTTTGCGACTAGGATCTAAAGGCTACCGTGTTGAAGCACTGCAAAAACGTCTCAATGATCTTGGTTATCCCCTTGCGATTGATAGTGATTATGGACCAGATACACGCAGTGCAATCTTTTCTTTTCAAGCTGATCATAATTTAGAAGTTGATGGTGTTGTTGGTGCCAAAACTCAAGAAGCTCTCGATGTGGCCACTCCAATGATTAGTCCTCGCCGTTCTGGGGTAAGTATGGCCGATTTGAGAAAAAACGGCACAAACATTATTAAAGATGCAGATAAAACCCAAATGGTGGGGGGGGCTGTTGTTGCCACTTCAACTCTCATAGAAGCAGACAAAATGGGAGCATTTGATAATCTCAAAATCTCTATAGGAAAAATGAGTGCTCTTGTAGAGCCACTTGTGCATATTGGTAAAGCAATTTCAGATCATTGGTGGATTGGGGCCATCTTTGTAGGCTGCATTATTGTACTCGTGTCAGATCGTGTCAAAAGAACTTATCTAAAAGCCTACAAGAGAGGCAGAGCAATTTAGAAAGCTATTTTAAAGTGTAGAGGAGATCTGCGGATGAAAAAATATTTTGAAATTATATTTGATGCATCTGCTGCTCTTTTAGAAATTTTCGCGAATGTTTGTCAGATGGGGAAGAAAGTTGAACAGCACAAACAAACAGAGGAAACTTTAAAGGCAACGACAACAAGACTGGAAATAGAAAATGAGATTAACAAGAAACATGATAATGATGTGCACTCTGATCTCTCTAACTGGGTGCGAGATAAATGAAAATTCTTCTTGTCTCGGATGGAGGCCTGTCTATTTAGATCAAAAAGATTACAACAAGATCAGTTCAAACTTAGCACGAGACATTTTAAAACATAATGAGCACGGAAAACAGCTATGTGGATGGAAGCCTGTTAACAAGAGTTCAAGTCGTTCTTGATACAAATTTAGCCCATTGTTCTAAAAGAGCATGTCGTTGTTCTAAAAAATCTGTCCGCATATAAGCTTTTGTTACTGAACTACCAACTGAATGAGCAAGGACAGTTTCAGCAATCTCAAATGGTGTTGATGTTGTTTCTGCTATCCAGTCTCGCAAACTTGAACGAAAACCATGAGGACGATATTTTAAACCACAAAATTTCATATGTTTTGCCATACTTGCATCAGAAATCGGAGTGCCTTTAAGACCAGAAAATAGAAAACCATTTCTTTCAAAGGAGAAAGATTTTTCAATCACTCTTAAAGCTTCATCACTTAATGGCACACGAAAATCTGAAACTTTTCCTACAATACCCTTCATATTTTCTTTTGGTATCGTCCATATATTTTTATCAATTTGCTCAAGGCGCAAATATCGCAAAGGATATGACCGTACCCCAGTCAAAATCAGTAATTTCAGTGCTAAATTTGAAAGGAGATCATCCTTTAAGTCTTGATAAAAAGCGGGAACTTCTCGCCATGGCATAGCAGGAATATTTGTTGATATAGCACGTGACTTTCCTAAAAGGGCTCGCGCTTTCATACAAGCTTGTAAATCAACATCTAAACCAAGAGCAGCAGCATATTTTAAGCAAATATTGATACGGTTAAGGGCTTTTTGTGCTGTATCTCCTTTTTTATGCCAAAGTGGAGCAAGAACATTGCGAATGATATTGGCTGTTAATTTTTCTATAGGAAGATTACCTATATGTGGAATAACGTGTAATTCTAGGGGAGAAAACCAACGACCGTTTTTACCTTCATTTTTTAACTCAGCTTTTTTGCTTTCAAAAGCCGCTTGAGCAATTTCTTGAAAAACATTGCTTTGCTGTTTTAAAATGCTTTGTTCTCGAAATACAATAGGATCATTGCCACTTTTAAGAATATCGCTATAATGTTTAGCAAGCTCGCGTGCTTCTTTTAAAGAAATTTTGGTAACAGAACCAAGCCCCATTTCACGGCGTTTATTGCGGTATGTATAACGAAAAAACCAAGAGCGTGTATTGTCTTTTCGAACATTCAACCACAAGCCTCCCCCATCACAATACTTACCTTGAGGAGAGACCTTTACAAACGATGCTGATAACCTATGAATTGCTCTCACTTAATTCCCCTTCTCGTCCACCTTTTTACACGTTGCCCGTCCACCTTTGTCGGTCCACCTTTTAGACCACCTTTAATTTTTGATATCAGATTTTTTATTTAATAATTAATTTTCTTAATGAATCATAAAAAGCTATATATAGCAACACGTCTTGGCACTATTTTATACAATTGGATTCTACTTGCTAAAGCCCACCACGCAGCGTCTGGGCACCATTTCTTGTTATTTCCATTGATTTGGATACCCTCAGCCATCACTGTTCCACCCTCGACCTTAATGAAATCAACATCGTTGTCATTACCCGCATAAGTCATTTTGACATCCTTTAAAGCAACCCTACTCTTGCTAAGATAGACACCGTGCTTTCCTTTAAATTCCAACGATCCTCCCTCCACTTGAACATGTCCTCCTAAAACAGTCATTCCATTGTAGATGTTAGTATAACTTGGCTTAATCAACACGACCCGTCCCCCGTTGACCTTCATCCCCTGGCCATAACCATTTCCATTGATTTGGATACTCTCAGCCATCACTGTTCCACCCCGGACCGTCATGAAGTCTGCTGTAGAACTGCCCCCCTTATAAGTCATTTTGATCCCCTTTAAAGTAGCAATGCCCCTTGTAAGACTGACACCGTACTTTCCTTTAAACTCCACCGACCCTCCAAATACACGGACAGCACCCTCTGAAATAGTCATGCCTTTATCGACATTAGTATAAGTTGGCTTAATCAACACGACATGACCTCTTTGTGTTACCTTCATCCCCTGACCTTTGCCATTTCCATTGATTTGGATATCCTTAGCTATCACTTTTCCACCCTGGACCGTCATGAAATCAACTGCATCGTTTCTCCCCATATAAGTCATTTTGACATCCTTTAAAGCAGCCCTACTCTTGCCAAGATAGACGCCGTAACTCCCCTTAAAAGTGATCTCCCCTCCCTCCATACGGACAGTACTTTCTGTAACAATCATACCATTTTGCACATCCCTCAAGTTTATACCACCCAACCACATTGCTCCCCCATTAGTCACCCATGCCCCCACCCCAACCCCTGACAT